GATCTCGAGCAGAAAACCTTGCAACCCCTCGACAACCCCTTCGGCACAGGGTTGTCACCCATGTCTTAGGTACGTTCTGTTACCTATGTCTCCGGTCCGGACATCAGACTCGGCGCTGGAGAAAGCCGGATTCGAACCCTTGGCCTCCCTATGGGGCATTCGACCTGATATAGCGGGGATCAGGGGGGTCACAGTGTTTCGGCAGGAGTAGCTGGGATAGAGCCCGATTTCATTTTGTCCTGCTCGGCCTGCCATTCGACCGAGCCGGGAGCCCAATGGGTTTTGCGCGGCTCCGGCTCACGTTGCTGCTTGAGCTCTTCAGCCTGCCGGCGCATCCATTCGTAAAAACCCCAGCTCTTCATTTGCGGGTTGAGCATTTCCAAGGCTCCGCTGCAGGCGTCGACCTCGTCGTCATGGGCGAGATCGGGGAAGCCTTCGAGAACGCGGAACAGCTCTTCGTTCCACGCGCCTCGCCGGATCTTCACATTGCCGGCGCGGCATTGCGAACTGAACGGCCCAAAGCGCGTCAGCTTGTCGCCACTCTCGGAGGCCGGCGTTACCGTGAAGCCGTCGAGCGCGCGCACGAGATGCAGCGCCTGGCTCTTGCCGGCCTGCCCCGGATCCTGGCCGAACCCGATGTGGACCCGATTGCCGTCCTGCCCGGTGGTGTTGCGCAGCAAGCGCTCGACGTCGCCCGGGTTGGCCCGCACTCGCACCATATCCAGCAAGTAGTAGCCGCCTGACCTGTCGCGGCCGAGCTTGATCCCGACCGTCCAATCGGGATCGTTGCGCTCGGTCTTTTCGGTGGCGGCGAGATCCCAATAGCGCACGATATCGAGGTCGGCCGGGACCTCGTCGACGATGGCGCACCACTCGCGCTTGAAATAGAGCCCGGCGGCCGGCCGGATCTTCCAGTTGCCGCCGAGCAGCCGCTCGCGCTCGAGCGTCGGCAATGACAGCAGCCACGCGTAGTACTCGGGATTGGCCCGCAGCAGGATTGGGTTGTTGAACACGGTTGCGGGGATAAACGTGACGCTGATCGGCCGCGGCGGCTCGATGCTTGGCGGCAAGTCCTCCGGCTGTGGGAGGTATTCCACCAAGTCCTCGGGCCGATCAGCCCAGATGGTCTTCTCCGCGACGCGGACGTAATAACGCAGCACACCGGCGCGCTCGGGAATCGGCAGCCCGCTCTCCGGGTTGATCCACCACCCCAGGAAGTCGGCGACCCAGCTGTCGGCATCGGGGTTGCAGGTGCCGCGAATGTAGGGCCGCACACCGCAGGTCGAGCGGTTGCGGCTGACCATGTAGAAGAACTGATGCGCCGTGAAATGCGTCAGCTCGTCGAAGCAGATCAGCGCTATCTGCGCGCCCTGCCAATCATAGACGGTGCTGTCGAACTGCAGGTGCGAGAACTTGATCCTGCCGGCGCGCGGCCAGCGCCACTCGCGCATTCCGACATGCGGGATCCCGCCGAGGCGGGGATAGAAGTTTTGGCTCTCGTCCCACAACCCGCCGGGATTGGTGATCTGCGGGGTCGAGCGCCGGAAAAACACGGTGGTGAAATTCGCCACCCGAGTGGCGTAGCGTAGCGGTTCCAGGATCAACCCGACCGTCTTTCCGCCACCCGCGGCCCCGCCGTAGACGCAGATGTCGGCAGGACTGCGAAGAAACTGGGCCTGCGGACCCCGCTGCGCCGCGATGGTAGCCGCGAATGGAGACATCTGGTCTCGCCACAGGCGCCAAGGTTGTTGCTTTGTGCGGCAGCGCTCTTGCCGAGTGCGTGCACTGTGTTTTCTCGTCGGCGTGGTACCGGTCGACATTAGATCCTGCAACTCACCTGTCACGATCTGTGCTTTCTCACAAAATGTCTTGATCCGCGTCTTGCAGGGCGTCCGTCAGCTCGGCGTCTCGGCCGTTGTCGGGCAGCACGAGGACCACCGGTGAACTCCCCTCGGAATCACCGTCCGAAGCCGCGTCGGTTCGCGCTGCGTTTTCGCGCCACTGCGCCCGCGTCTTCAGCCAGAAGATCTGCGCCGTCACGTTGCCGCCCTTCGCCGCCGCGAACAAATAACCGCACATACTGGCATTGGCCTCGGCGATGCCGCGATCGAGGTCATTGCGACAGCGCTTGCGCAGGGTCTTGGGGGCGCAACCGACGATCTTGGCGATGTCGTCCTGAGGGACACCGACACCTGCCAAATACCGCACCCTTTCTCGCATCGCATCATTCACGGCAAAGGCTTTTCTAGCCATGAGCGGACCCTGCTCGATCTTGGCCCGGCCGTTGGGCACGCTCGGCGAAGGATTGACCGGAGGCATGATGCATCCCGGCGCGCCCTGTGAAGGCCTGCCAGCGTTGCACGACGACATCAACATAAGCCGGGTTGAGTTCGATGCCGTAGCAGAGGCGGCCGGTCATTTCGGCAGCGATCAGGCTCGTCCCCGAGCCGAGAAACGGGTCATAGATCGCTTGGCCGGGCCGGCTGTTGTTGACGATCGGGCGGCGCATGCATTCGACCGGCTTTTGCGTGCCGTGCCCCCAGCTCTGCTCGCGTTGCGGGTTGCCGAACGGGTTGTTGTTGGCGATCTCCCAGACCGTCGTTTGAGTGCGGTCCCCCTGCCAATGGCTGGGTTTGCCGTCGCGCACGGAGTACCAGCAGGTCTCGTGCTGCCAGTGATAGTCGCCCCGGCCCAACGTGAAGTGCTGCTTGACCCAGATTATCTGAGTGCGCCGCTGCAATCCGCTAGCCGCCAGACCGGCGGCGACGACATCGCCATGTAGCGCTCCGTGCCAGACATAGGCGACATCCCCGGGGAACAGCGCATAGGCTTCCCGCCAGTCGGCGCGATCGTCATTGAGTACCTTGCCCTGCGCGCGCTTGCTGACACCGCAGCCGCGGCGCGCTCGCCACGACGGATCGTAGTCGACCCCGTAAGGCGGATCGGTGACCATTAGATGAGGTTCGCATCCTGCCAGCACTGGCGCGACATCAACCGCGCTGGTGCTGTCGCCGCAGCCGACCCGGTGCTCTCCTAACCACCATAGATCACCGCGCCGAGTGACCGGTTGCTCCGGCAGGTCCGGAACACTGTTGGGATCGGTCAGACCGCTCGGCCCCAAGCCGGCCATGATGGTTTCGAGTTTATCGGGCTCGAAGCCGATCAGATCGAGGTCGAAACCGGCAAAGTCGAGATCCCGCAGCTCATTGCAGAGCCGCTCGAAGTCCCAGCTCGCCCGCGCCGCCAGTTGATTGTCGGCCAAGCGATAGGCGCGTTTTTCTTCGTCGCTCCAACCCCGTGCGACGATCACCAGGATGGATCTCAACCCCAACTTTACCGCAGCAGCGATCCGCGCCTCGCCAGCGATCGGTATCGCGTTTTCGTCGGCCAGCACCGGCATCGTCCATCCCCATTTGAGGAATGTTCTCGACACAACTGGAGCCCGCAGGTGCGAGCCCGATGCGGTCGTGGCCGGTCGATCAGCCGGAACGCTGGCCGATTGAGCGGCTGACATCCTATGCGGCCAATCCGCGGCTTCACACCGAGGCCGACATCGACAAAATCGCTGCCTCCATCCGACAAAGAGGCCTTAAGTGTTCGCTGAATTATACTTTGCAGCTACTGGCCGTACGGAGAATCCTCCAATTTGGTCTCAATCATGCGGTTGACGAGCTGTGACGCACACCATCCAATATCAGGTTTTTGGTTTAAATCTAGATAATAAAAACACACCTGAATGATCAGCGGCATAACGTAGCGCTAACAAAGACAATGAGGATCGCCTATATTAATATCAGCGTACAAATGCCCGCGTTTATTGACATGTCTCGTGCACCGGCTTCATACGTCAAGGTCCGTATTTCTTATCCATGTTGATAAACGAACGGATCAAAAGCAATACAGCGAGATGGTATTCGGCCTCTACCACGGGAAGTCGCTGATGCGCGGGCGCGATCGACAACAACGTGCCCGGGATAGACGCAGATTGCGGCGGCCAATGCGCCTGCGCCACGTGCCACGTCTATGTCGAGCCCGCCTGGTTCGACAAGATGGGCGCGCCGAGTATCGGTTCGCAGGAAGAGAGCATGTTGAGCTTTGCCGCCGCGGCCGAGTTGAATTCCCGCCTGGCGTGCCAGATCGCGATGCGCGGAGGGAGGCCTCGCTCTACTTCGATCCGCATGAGCTTTCGTGAGGGACCGAGAGTTTGCAGACTTGTATGGGAGTTTTTCTGTCAAGTGGTTTTTTGTTTGTTGCCG